ATTTGACAGAGCAACATCTGTTAAAGAGGTTGAGAACACTTACAAAACCTTACTTGAATCTATCAGTGCTGATACTAAAAAATCATCACTTAAAGAGTCTGTAGGTTTTGCATCAAAACCAATCGGTAGCGCTCCAGCTCGTCCGATTGTTGAAGCCGATGCCTTCGTATCAAGATGGCAACAGCTTGCTGGAATTAAATAAACAATTTTTTTCAAAACTAAACATTTCTAAAAAATGTCAAACTTAGTGCAATCCCTTTTAGAAAGTGCTAACCCATACAACGATCAAATGGGTGTTAGCCAAAAGCTTGCCAAGAAATGGGCCAAATCTGGTCTTCTTGAGGGTTTGAAGGATTACGACCGCACAAATATGGCCGTTATTCTTGAGAACCAAGCCAAGCAACTCGTACTCGAGCAATCTTCAACTGGTGGTGGTGTAACCAACGGTGCTACCTTTACTCCTGGTAATGGTGAGCAGTGGGCTGGTGTAGCTCTACCTCTTGTTCGTAAGATCTTCGGACAAATCGCTTCTAAAGAGTTCGTTAGTGTTCAACCAATGAACCTTCCTGCCGGTCTAGTATTCTATCTAGACTTCCAGTATGGTAACAATATCCCTACACCGTTCCAAAAAGGACAATCCGTGTATGGTACTTTGAACCAAACTCCTAACAGCGGATTCGGTAACTTAGCTTCCGGAGGTCTTTATGGCCAGGGCCGCTTTGGTTATTCAATTAACCAATTCTCTGCTTCTTATTTTTCCGGTTCAGCTACTGCTACTCTTGCTACTTTCCAAGATGTAAACTTTAATACAGCTTACTCTCAGTCTGTAGTAGACAACAAGATGATCAAAATCAGCATCAACACTGGTTCTTTGGTGATCGATACTAACGGAGTTCGTGCTTTCGAAATCTCCGGTAGCAACAATACGTCTATCTCTCCTAGCACTCTTATCAATGACTTCACAGTTATTAGCGGTGCTAACTTGGTATTCTTTGTTAGCGGTTCAACACTTGCTACAGTACAAACTTCACTTTCTGGTTCTGGTGCCGATAACGCCGTACCTGGTGTAGTATTGTTCTATAACAAGTCTACTAACTTCGCAACTCGTGGTGACTTCGAGGATGCTCCTCAAGATACACCTACTCCATTCTCTAACCCGAACGCAGCTGCTTCTGCCTCTATCGTTATCCCTGAGATCAACGTGCAGATGAAGTCTGAGACCATCTCTGCTAAGACTCGTAAGTTGAAAGCACAGTGGACTCCTGAATTCGCGCAGGATTTGAATGCTTACCATAGTCTTGACGCTGAAGCTGAATTGACTGGTATGCTTTCTGAGTACATCTCTCTTGAGATCGACCTCGAAATCCTTGACATGTTGATTGAGAATGCACAGACAGTTGCTAACTGGTCTGCTCAAATCGGCCAGCAAATCAACGCTGCTGGTACTGCTTATGTAAGCAATACTGCCGGTGCTTATTACAACCAAATGTCTTGGTTCCAAACTTTGGGTATCAAGCTTCAGGCTGTATCTAACAAGATCCATCAGTTGACTTTACGTGGTGGTGCTAACTTCCTAGTATGTTCTCCAACTGTAGCTACAATTCTTGAGTCTATCCCAGGATTTGCTGCTGACACAGACGGAGCTGCAGACACTATGAAGTATGCCTTCGGTGTTCAAAAGATCGGTGCTCTTAACAGTCGTTACAAGGTTTACAAAAACCCATACATGACTGAGAACACAATCTTAATGGGCTTCCGTGGTAACCAATTCCTTGAGTGTGGTGCAGTTTATGCTCCATATGTACCATTGATCATGACACCTCTAGTGTACGATCCAAATACCTTCACACCACGTAAAGGTATCATGACTCGTTACGCTAAGAAGATGATCCGTCCTGAGTACTATGGTAAGGTATATGTATCTGACCTTCAGGTAGCTCAAGCTAGCTAATAACTTAGACTAGTTTAAAAATAAAGACCGGCCCCGTAAGGCCGGTTTTTTATTGTATCTATATCAATAAGTTATAGTCTCACTATCTCTAGATTTTATTTAAGGAGCCTAACTATTTATATCAAATGAAGTGTGCATGGTTGACTCAATAGTTACAAAAAAGAAAAAACTCAAGAATCCTATCAAATTTCAGGTTACGCTCAATGAAGAGCAGAAATTAGCTAAAGCAACGATTCTCAGGAACAAGATAACAGTTCTGAGAGGAGGTGCCGGATCGGGTAAATCGATGGTAGCCGCACAAGCAGCCCTAGATTTACTATTTACTAGACAGGTCGAGAAGGTTATTCTAACAAGACCTGCCGTAACTGCTGGTGAAGAGTTAGGTTTTATGCCTGGAGATAAGGACGCAAAACTCGCTCCCTACACGGCAGCCATATACGATAACATGTATAGGCTCTACAGTAAGGAGAAGATCGATAAAGAGATTATAGAAGGGAGAATTGAGGTAATTCCGGTGGCGTTTATGAGGGGTAGAAACCTAACAAACTGCTGTGTAGTAGTAGATGAGGGACAGAATATAACGCATCGACAAATGGAGTTGATACTTGGAAGAATATGTGAAGGAAGTAAAATGGTTGTCTGTGGAGATGTTGCTCAAATTGACTTAAAAGATAAAAAACTATCAGGTTTTAATTTTATATGTAACAACTTGACAAGTGTTCCTGGTTTTGAAGTAGTAACATTAAAGACTAATCACCGTGATCCGATTGTAGAGGATATCTTAAAAATTTACATCGATCATAGAGACTAAAAAACATGGCAAACCCTATTATTTACGACGGATCACCAGGGCCAATATCAGGTAGTACACCATTTGGCTTTTACGATAACGATCCGGAATATCAGAACGACGGTCCAAAAGTTGCTAACTACTGTGCACGAAAATTAGGCTACCCAGTACTAGATGTCGAACTTGACGATCTCAACATTTACGCATGTTTTGAAGAGGCAGTATCAATCTATGCTGAAGAGCTTTATCAACTTAAGATAAAAGATAACTACCTAACTCTTGAAGGACAGCCTACTGCTTCACTTTTAAATAACACTGTAGTATCTCCTAACTTAACCAACATGGTTAACATAGCAGAAACCTACGGACAGGTAGCAGGAGTGGGAGGATTTGTAAGTTGGAAAAGCGGTTCTTTAGATCTTCTACCTGGACAGCAAAACTATAACGTGTATGATTGGGCTGTTGCATCACAGAGCATGGATCCAGGAGATAGAATTATCATTCAGAGAATAATGTACCAAGCTCCTCCTGCTATTTACGGGTACGGGTATGGCGCCTACTACCCACAGCTTGGAGGATCGGGTGCATGGCCTGGCGATTGGGGCGGATATGGCGGTATGGGATATGGAGGAAATAATAGTGTAACTTACTACCCTGTATTTTGGGATATTCAGAGAATTCAAGAGCTAGAAATGTCAAACGACGTACGTCTACCTGAATGGTCTTTTGAATTGATCGGTACTAACTTGAGAATAACACCTGTACCTTTAGGAGGCAACTATGGAGGTTACAGACAGTGTGTATCTATCCAGTATGCATTCCAGTCAGACTTAATGTCCCTTACTGAAAACAGTCCATACGGTAGTAATCAGGGGCTAGTAGCAAATCCTGCATTAGCACCATACGGCCTTATTACCTACTCAGATATCAATCAACCAGGTAAGCAATGGATCAAGGAGTATACTGCTGCCCTAACATCTGAATTATTAGGCTTGATACGTGGAAAATACCAGACTGTTTTGATTCCCGGTGCTGAAGCTACACTCAACTACAACGACTTAATCACACGCGGTAAAGAGATGCAAGTGGCTTTGCGTGAAAAATTGAGGACTGATCTTGAGGATATGTCTAGACAAAAGCAACTTGAAAGAAAACAGTCAGAGAACAATTCTTTGAGTGATACATTGAATAATATACCGTTGATGGTTTATATAGGATAACTATGGCATTATTTGGAACAGTCAGAGATGCAAATATGCAATTTGGTGTAGCAGCCGAATTTGTAAATAACGTAGTCACCCAGCAAATAGGGTATTATAAGGTAGTTCTCCCTGCAACTCCGCCAAATATGTATGGTGAAGCATTCGTCAAGCAGTATATAGGGCCAGTACTCTTGAACTGTTTGATAGTGAGAGGAGACTTTACAACTGTTACTGATAATAATTTTGGTCCTGATAGTAGACGAGAAGTAGATTTCCGCTTTTTAAAACCAGATCTTGAAGCAGCTAACGTAGTGCCTGAAACAGGAGACATTATAATGTATAACGAACTCTACTACGAAGTAGATAATACAAACGAAAATCAGCTATTCCTCGGAAAGAACCCTGATTACTCGTATTCAGCAGGATTAAACAACTTCGGCGGTAGCTTCTCAATTATTCTTAACACCCATATGACTTCACCAGAAAGATTGGGTATAACACAACAGAGACTCTAATATGTCGCAGATTGTACGACCGCAGAATAGGAGAGAGTTTATGGATAAGCTCATTGTTCCGGCTGATCCTCAGTATGGAAATCCTAATCTCGTATTTTCTGAGCCATTTAAGCCCGGACAGCCTGAATTCAATAGAGCATACGAGACTGCATTTGAACCTATAGCAGACAAAAAATACTCAATAGGACTTGAGGATATTGATTTATCAATAATGTACCATTTTACAAACGTTCTTAAGCTTACGGTATTTCAAAACAATTCTACGGTACTGGTTCCGATCATTTACGGATCTCCTGAAAAATGGAAATCAATTCAAAAGGATGGATATTATCGCGATAATGCTGCAAGAATCATGTCTCCTCTGCTTGTCTTTAAAAGATCTTCAGTAGTTCAAAACCGTACTCTAGGAAATAAGATTGACGGTAATGCTGCAAAAAATGTACAGCTCTACGAAAAGCCTTTTTCTAGAAAGAATATATACGATAACTTTAATGTTCTACAAAATCAAAAGCCGCAGAGAGAATATACAGTAGTAGTAACTCCTGACTATGTCACTGTAAATTATACTGTTATAATGTGGACTAACTTTGTAGAACAAATGAACAAATTAATTGAAGCAGTTAACTTTGCTTCTAATTCTTACTGGGGAGACCCCGATTCTTTTCAGTTTCTCGCTAAGACTGAAACGTTTAATGACGCCCAAGTCTACGAGCAAGGTGAGGATAGACTTGTAAGAACTGAATTTGATCTCACTGTAAACGGTTATTTGATTCCGGATTCACTGAATGCATATCTCGCACAGCTATCTGGAAAGACCTACAATATCTGTAAAATAGTGTTTACCACCGAGCAGGTCCAGTAACGCCAGGTTGTTTATTGTTGCGGAATTAACTATTTATAAACAAATTTCTTAGGCGTGGCCAATACTATTTCACTCGCGGGTATATCACCCGGCCAAATAATTGAAGCCGATCAGCTCCAAAGGGTTATATATGCGTTGAACGGAGTAAGTGGTAGCGACATTATAATGTCCGGCAGCCTAGGGGTTACCGGATCGGCCGAGTTTTCTAGCTCTGTAGTGTTTTTTGCAGGCGCAACCGGATCTTTATTTGGTACTTCTAGCTGGGCCCTCAACGCTATAACAGCATCTTACGCACTCAACGCTGCAGGAAGCGACACCGGATCCCTTCTCTTAACTGCTTCTTTCTCTAACCCATCTATTACTTTTACAAAAGGAAACGGAACTACTTTCTTAATCAATTTATCAACGTTAGTTCCAAATACAGCATCATACGCCCTCAATGCCGGTACTGCTTCATACTTTAGCGGTTCAATTTCTAATGCAGTTTCATCTTCATATGCATTAAGTGCTTCATATGCTCTTTTCGCTACTAGTGCATCATATGCTCAAGTATTTCCTTTTACGGGATCGGCTATAATCAGTAGTAGTCTGAGCGTAACAGGTAGCGCTAACGTAACTGGTTCATTATTTGTAAACGGACTACTAGTTGGTGCAGATACTGGCGGCCAATTAGCGATTTGGAGATATACATCTAGTCTGAATACAAGTGTAGATCCAACTAACGGATATTTTTCGCTCAATGCAGTATGGTCATCATCACCAAACTCTGCATCTTTCGATAATTTTGCCTATAATCCGAATGTAAGTTTTTCAGGTTATTTAGATAATCTGACTGTAGGTACGATAATTAAACTCGTCAGTCTCATTGAAGGCGGTACTTACAAGCTATTACAGATCACAAGTACGACTCCGCCGGAATCTGGATATGAAACCTATGGAGTATCGCAGTTGACATCCGCCGGTAACGATCCAAACGATGGTGATCAATTTGCTTTTATTCCTGTAGGCTCCCCGGGTACAGGATTTGACACAATTAACAATCCAGGTCCAGGCAGAGTTATACTCTCTGACGGCTCTACAAATGCAGCTACTGCTTCAGTTAATCTAATCTACACCGGTAATAGTTTCTATGTAACCGGCTCTACAGTATTTACAGCTATAGCTAACGAAACCAATATAGTAACTGTAAAGTCAGGCAGTGCTAACTTCTTGACAATAAATACAGGAAGCTTATTTGACATATATAGCAGTATTTTCAATGTAAATAACCCTACCACCCAGCAGCCAGTATTGACTGTAAGTGAGAGTATAGTTAAAATAGCAACGCATTCGATTGATCCAGGAGGTGCAGCACCTAACGGAGGAATTTATTTTACTTCCGCAAGTATGTACGTAGGTCTGGACTAAAAACAACTATTTATTAAAGTAAAAAACATAGAGTAGCATGGCAAATTGGAAAAAAGTCATAGTATCGGGTAGTAACGCCGAACTTAACGACCTCAAACTAAGCGGAAACGCGCAAATAACAGGTTCTTTGTCGGCTATCTTAGGTAACGCTA